AGTCCTTCGCCAACTCTGTCTCTTGCGATCTTCCCGGCGAGAGAATCCACCTCTTTGATGCGGTATTCGAGGCCGGTGAGTTCGCCACCAACCCGGCTGGCCCGGTCGATGATGTCGTCGGTAATGCCTGGTTCGATGGCGACGGACCTATTGAACACGGTTTGGGCGGCATCGTAATCGGCGGGTGTGGCAAGGATTTCGCCGGGTAGTCCTTGGGGCTGGCCGGAGATGAGAGGGCGGGAGGCGTAATCTTCGGCGGTCGAGGTGAAGTTGCCGATGTCGCCAACCCGGAACGGGTCCTCTGGTGTTCCGGTGCCGAGAACCTGCGGTGGTTCGTACAGTTCGACGTTTGGTTCGATGTCGAACGAGCATCGACAGTTAGGGTGTGCGGGCGGGGTCATGGTGCCGTTGGTGAACGGCTGGTCGAGTGGCTGGAGTTGGCCGTCGAGCGGTACACAAATGGGGCATACGTCCATTGGTGAGACGGTCCACGATTTGCGGGCGTGTTCAGCAGAGAGGACCCCTTGACGGGTGGCCTCTTGGAACCCTGCGAGTCGGCCTTCGTTGTTGGCCCGGAGGATTTCGGTGCGGGCGATGGTGTTCGCTCTGGACCGGCGGAGTTTCGTGGCGTACTTTTCGGTGTCTTTGCCGACTCGTTCGATGATCTTGTCGGCGGATACTCCACGGTCTTCGAGACTGGAGGCGAGTTTGGTGGCCCGGTTCACGACGGCCTGTTCGTAACGGGCGGTGAGACCGTTCACGTTGGTCCCGAACAGATTGCGGACGGCTTGGGCGGTGGTGCTGGACGGTTCAACCTGGTTGAGTGCGTCGATGAGGGGGCGGGCTGTCGAGGATGGTGTTCGCCCGAGGGTGTAGGACTGATCGACAACCTGCCGGAAAGTCTGCTGTTGATCCCGAGTCATGTTTGTAATCAGCGACCCGGCTTCCGCCTTTGCCCATTCCTGCGCTCGTGGCAGGTCATCGCCGAGGCTCCAAGAGGCGATCAGTTGCGACGGGGGTGGTGTCTCCGCCTTGCCGATCTTTGCGAAGCCTCTGGAGACGATGAGGGCTATCTCACGGGCCGCTAGTTGTGCGGACTGGAGGAACTGTTCTTCGAGGACCTGTTCGATGCGGGTGGAGTACCGGACGAAATGGGCGAGGGTTTGCCGGTTGTAACTGGCGAGGTCCTGGTTTGTTGGTTCGCCGGGGATGCCGGGCGGGGGCATCTCTGCGAACATCTCTTCGATAACAGCCCGGAGTCGTTTCTCTGGATCGGACAGTACGTTGCCGGTCGGACGGAACGCCTGCTGACCGACGGGGCGGGCTTTCGAGAGTGGGAGGCGGAACCTGCCGGTGCGTTTGCCAACCGTGATGGCGGGCCGCATGGTCAGACCTCTTCGGCCTGGCCTGTTGGGAGCCCTGCGACACCCCGCAAATAGTTTTCGAGGTCTTGGTCGGGGAACAGGGGTGCGCCTGCTTGGGCGAGAGCCCCGATGAACGATCCGAGTTGGCCGAGGTCGATGGTCTTGGGGGTGGTGAACGTGAGGACCGGCGACAACTCTTCGCTGATCCCGTTAAGGCGGAGCAGGCGGGGGATGGCGTGCTGGTTGAACACTTCGGAGATTTCGGAGAGGTAGGCGTTCAGGCTTCTGGTGAACAGTTCGATCTTAGAGACGGAGAGAGCCTGAGTGCCGACCTTTTCGTGGCCGAGAAGCAGGAAGTCGGCGAGGACGGTCATCGCCATTCGCTGGTCGTAGCGGGCGATGATTGCGTCGGTGTCGAACTGTCGGCCACCACCGGACGACAACAGTTTGAGTTCGTAGGCGGGCTGTTTGGTGTCCGGGTCGTAGGCCATCGGGAACACTACGCCCTCTTGCTCATCCCGTTTGATGTTGCGGACGATCTGTTTGATTGCGTCGAGGGCGGCACGCTCGTCTGCGGTCGCCCCGTTGGAGAGCAGTTGCGGGGGGACGAGAGCAACAGGGAGTCCGGCGAGGTCACGCTCAACACCGATGGCTTCGACCTCTTGAATGCGCCGTTTGTAATACCACGGGACGAAAGCGTTGCGGAGGACGGAACGCCCCTGCGGGTTGTTCAGTTTCGAGGTGGTGCGGAACAGCAAACACTTCTCGATGGGCAGGTAGACCTCAGCCTTTTTCATGGCGTAGGGGTCCATCTGGTAGGCCCCCTTGATCCCGCCGTTGGTGTCGAGGTCCCAACGCTGGATCGTCTCTTGGTTGCGGGCTGGCAGTTTGCGCCAGGCGATGCGCCCGTCGTTGTAACGGGAGCGGGTGCGGGCATCGTTGGTGTATCCGCCCCGACGTTTGTAGACGATTTCGTGAAGCGAGAAACCGAACACGAGGAACGACATGATTGAAGCGAGCGTGTCCACCCATGATGCGCTCATGTCGGTCAGACATTCCGAGATGAACTCTGCTTCCCGAACAGCCGCCTCATTTGCGTTATCGACTGGTTCTACCGACCAGTCCACACTCCGAATCATCATCTCGATTGAATGGAGCATCGCCCCGATTACCGGGTCGTTGTCCGCCATTTCTCGATAGTTGGCGTATGCCTGTCGGCCCTGGAGTTGGCGGAGGAAGTCGTCCCGGATCATTCCGCCGTTCTGGACTAGGCCGGATGAGCCGATTTCCATGTAATCGGTGGCAGTCGGCTTTGCCTTTGTGACTTCGGCGGGGTCCATCGGTCGGATGTTAGCCGACGGGGTGGCCTGTTTGGTGTTGGTGGAGGCTTATTTCAGGCGGAGCGGGTATTCACACCCGGCGTTTCCGCTGGTCGCATCGAGTGATAGTTCGGGCGGTCCGGCGATTTGGAAACCCCATACGTCGGCTTGGGCTAGCACCTTGTCCATTCCGGTCACGGTGACGGGTTCGGTGAAAGGCCCACAGACTCCGGCTTTAACCATCCGATAGACGAAGGTTTGGTAGGAGGGGACGGGAACGTAGTGTGCCTCTTGTCGGATGACGACGAGGCTGTAATGGCTGGTCGGTGTCATTCTTCTCCTTCGGTGTCTTTCCAGTAGAACCGGATGTATTGGTCGATGCGGTCGCCGTATGCGTCGGGGCCGATGTAATGGATGTCGAACAGGCCAGGCTCTTGACCGTTTTCGATGGCTTTGGCGGTGTTGAGGATGGCGGTCATCTCAGCAAACATCCGGGCTTGGCATTTGGCGGTGGCTTCCGGTGTCTTGTGGTTGTGGAGGCAGTCGATACTCGTCGGACGGCCCTGGAAGTAGACACGGGCTTTGTAGACCATCTGCCCAAGGATGCGGTTGTGGCTCTCATGGCAACACACCGTCATATCGGTTACCACGTCCCATGTCGGAGTCATCGGGGATAACCCCGCCGGGCGAGTTCGGCGACGACGATGGCGAGCCGGTCGGCTTCCCGCTTTCTCTCTTCCGGGCTGGCATCGTCTTCCTCTTCGGGGATGGCTACCACGTTGGCGAGGGCGTAGCGGTATTCCCTCAGGTCTTCGATGTGCCAGGTTTGGACCAGTTCAGCGAAGGGCTTTCGGGCTCTGGTGATCGGGGTCGGTGTCTGTGTCATGTCTTAATACTGCCATACCCAAACAGGTTTGTCAAGTCATATCGGCGATATTTCGGGATATTTCTGAAATATCTTGACTGGAGACCGAATAGCGGGTAAGGTTAGGTATGACCATCGAAATCGTCCACGATGACTTTCTGATACGCCACCTAATCCGCTTCTACGGTGGGAGTGTGGTGAAGGACAAGGACTTTCAGCATCGGACTGTCCCGGAAGCACGAGTCGAGTTGCTGAAGCGCATGACTAAGCGGTACAGGGTGCGAGTTACCGATGAGGCTCGGGCCCTCATGGTCGAAGATGCCCGCCATTGGGCCCTAGAGGGCTCTCAGAGCGACAAGGTGATTGGAACCCAGGTGTACCAGTACCTCACGGCAACGGCGAATGAGGCGGTGGTCTGAGGGCCGACATCGGTAGGCCCCGGAACCGTTTGCGGGCGACCGGCAGATTGTTCTGAACGATCCCGATGCGGGTTGTCGGGAGGACGGCGGCGAGAACATCGTTGTCCTCTTGGTCGGTGTATCCGGCGGCAAGGAGACTGTCGAGGTCGGGGAATACGTCGGCGTTGCGGTCGAGGTCTGGGTCAATCAGGTCGTCTTGAAGTCCGCCATACGAGAAGATGATGCGGAGGTTTGGTGGGAGGGTCGGGAGTAGCGGTTTAATCATCGCCACTTCCTTTGTGTAGGCGTAGAACAGGACTGTGGGCCTCTGTTGAGCGATTC